CCTCCAGAATCTTCTTGTCCAATTATTCTGCCTGTGGTTGTTACGTTTGTTGATTTTACCCAACAAGAAATAGCAAAACTTGACCTATCAAATAATGATAGACTTGATATATTTACTCTACTACTACTCCCATTAAATCTTGCACCATAGTTTATCTTGCCTCCTACTCCGAAGTCAACGTTGGTAGGTGTGCCATCGTAATATCCACTTGCTTCCGAAGCATCGTAGTCCATAGTGTATAAAGCTACACCTGAACCTTCGCTTAATGGATTGGTATTGGATGCGGTTGATGTTGTTTCAGCGTAAAGCGTTGCTACATCTTCTGCACTTATAGCTTTGTCAAAGATTCTTACTTGGTCTATTTTGCCATCTACTCCATTAGCACCTGAAGGATTGCCTGCACCTAAAACATTATCAACATTTTGCGATTTAATGTTTGAATTTGCTCCTGTATAAGATAACACACCATCTACATAAATTTTAAAAGGATTACCTGCACTAAAAGTAATTACTAAATGATACCACTGATTAGCAGAAAAAGAAATTCCGTGGTCAAAATATCCAACACTTCCTATATAAGCTAAATTAATATCAGATGAAACTGCCCTAAATAAAATTCTATTTTCATAATCCATTTCAATAACAGTCTGAATAATGTTGGGATCTGTGTGATTTAAATTGAACCATAAAGAAATAGAATGTTCACTTGTATTTAGAATATTATTTGGCAACAAAATAGCACTACTACTACCATTAAAACTGGCAGCCTGTCCAAACTTTGCACCTGTAGCCGAGTAAGTTACGTTTGTGTCGCTTGTAGCATCATAGTTAGTTGTAGTATCATCAGCATTACCATCAAGCTGATATAAAGCTATGTTGCTACTGAATACATCATTTGCACCAAATGCTTGTACCGAATCAGTACTACAAGCCGCCGCAGCCGCCGCACCTGTATTTATTAATCTTTTGCCTAAAGCCATATTTATTCTATTTCGTCAGATGGGAAAAATTGTACTTTGTATTGCAATGCAGTCTTGTAAGACTTCTTAGCATTTACCTCTGCTTCTAACCTATCGGCTTCTGTGAGTATTCCTGCTCTTTCCGTTGCAATGTCTGTATCAATATCTATATCCCTCTCTGCTTTTCTTATAACTTGCCAATCTGTAGGTTCTAACATCTTACCTGCTTTGGACTTAATCTCTGAGATTTTACTTGCTTTGATGTCGGCTATCTTATATCTCTTTTCGGTTTCGCCTGTTGGTTCACCATCTTCTCCGATAATATCTACCTCTTGGCTAAAGTCAATATCAGTAACATCATAGGTCACTATCTTCTTAGCCTCATCAAAATATAAACCGCCTTTGGTTTGTGTTTGCCTATCGTAGCTTGGCTTTACTACATCATAAAACCCTTCTGCTTCTAACACTTCCTGAGATGCTTTTCTAAAGTTTAGCATTAAACCATTACTTCCATTGTAAGTATTTGGCAGTGTTTTGTGGATGTGAATCCCTGTGTTGGTTACTTGACCTTTCATATTATTGTGCTTGTGATATTGACATCCAATAATCGCCACTTGCTATAGCAACGATTTGAATTAAGTTAGATACAGTTCCATCGTATGTCCCAGATACAGTCTTTGTTCCTGCAGGAAAAGTTGGTGTATGGTCTCCTGTTAAAACGAAATCTTTTACCATCCCTATATTTGCGTTTGCGAATGTAAAGGTAGTGTCTGCGGACATTGTTTTAGTAAAAACTTGATGACTTGAAAAATCAAGTTCAGTAGTTATAGCATCTGTTGTAGTAAACTCAGCACCAAGATGATTGTAGTCTATAACATCATCGGAAATCGTTAAAACAGTCGCACCTGTAACATCTCCCGTATGCGTAGCGTTTGGCGAGTCGTTAGTAATAGTAAAGCTTGGATATGTTCCGCTTGTGGTAATACCTGTTGAGCCTGTAAGGGATACGGTTTGGTCAGGCAAAGAGTTGGTTATTGTTACTGCTCCTGTAGTTTGATTAACAGTTATGCCTGTACCCCCACTTACTGAATCTACATCTCCTGTATCATCACTATATAATTCTGTGAAATTACTATTTATAGACACCATTGCATCTCTTAAAGTATCTCCTGTACCGTCATTTGGTGATGAACCTACATTTATTGTTTGTCGTGCCATTTTATATTTTAATTAAATATTGTTACTAAAGTTAAGTCAGCAGTTAAATCTGTTGAATCAACCCTATATAATTGGGTGTCATCAACGGTTAATGCTAATGTTTCTGTTTGACCACTCTCTAAAGCACCTAAAAAGCACTCAGGAGATGAAAAATGAGGTATAGCCTCTGCTACTGTAGAATCTTCATTACCAAATTCAGTATAACAATATATCTTGCCCCAATTTATTGTATTAGCCATATTATATCAATACTTTTTTTTAATTTTTGTTATAAATGTCTTTTGTAAATAGCTTTTAAGCCTCTCTACGTTTTTCTCTTTTGGTTTATAGTCGTTTCTTACAAAACCCATCCTTCGAAATTTGCGTTTTTATCAGGGTAAATATCATCGTTACTATTGGTGTAGTATTCAGGAAAAGTACCACTTGCATTAAAAGACATATAATCTATAAATCTATCGGTATAATACTGTGCTATGTTTCTTTCTTTTTCTATTAAAAAGTCTATTTCTTCCTTTTCTACGTTAGAAGCGTTTTCGCTACTATGCTTAAATATTCCCTTGTTTGCAATAGAATAAGCAGCAAAAGGTAAATACTCAACCATTGCCCAATGTACCAGCATAGGCTTTACATAGTCCGTTACAAGTGTTAAATAGTCCCCTGTAAGTGTACTGGCTTCTATATCGTCTTGTAGTTTATTAAATAAGTCTGTGCCTAAGTAGTTTTTTATGTGTATGTCTTGTGCAATCTTTATGTACTGCAAAAACTTATCACTATCTACGTTGCCATTTACAGAAGTAAACTTAACTAAATCTTTCCGTGTTATAAATAATCCTTCTGCCATTTCTTATTTGTTTACAAATCCTTGATTAGGCATATCCTTTGGTTTCATTGAAACTTCTTTTTCATTTACAGGATTAAAGCCTTCCTTTCTTGCTTTGTTTGTGGATATATTAGGTTCTTGGTCTGCAAGGTTGCCTTCTGTTTTTCCACGATAAGTCTGTCTTAACCATTTATGATGGCAATTACCTCCACCCTTGTACTTCCATATAGAATAGGTAGATGCTCCGCCTAAACCCCACCCTTTGTTTACAGGTCTTTTACCCATATTTATAATATCCTCTTTTCTGTACAACTTGTTTTGGCTTGTCATTAATTTACAAAACTTCCTACTATTAGCAGAAGTTGTATTTGGACTGTATCTGTATCGTACTTTAAACTGTACCCCATCAATTTTTTTATCTTGTTTAGATTTTGTGTTTGGTAAAGCACTACCTGTACTTGCTAAACCTATCATTTTATCTAACGCTTCCTCTTGGTCATAGTCTACTTCTCTTTCGTCTACAAGTTCCCAATCGTCAAGGTTTTCATCTTCTCCAAACTCCTGAAGTAAATTAAACATTTCTTCATCGTCAAAATCAAACTCTTCCTTAGCCATTTTAACGCCTGTTTCTTCCTCTCTTGCTTCGTTAGTGATGGCATTATCGGTTTCTATAAATTCAAGCGGTTGTAGGGTCTTAAAATACAGTTTTAAAGCTATACCATTTACCGACAATATATCGTCTATTGCTTCTGTTATTAAATCTTGGTAAGGCTTAATGGTTGTGTTGTGAAATAACAAGGATGCAGTTTTAATTTCATCTGCGTTATTACCAAGTCCATTACTACCATCTCTAATACCCAAAAGCAAAGGGGATGTAATCCTATGTGCTACCATTAACTTGTTTACACTTTCCGTAGATAGGTATTCGTAATGTTGTGGTGCATCGGTAAGCGGTACATCGTCTATAGTAGTTTTGCTTTCTGCGTTGTTGTTAAAGGCTATAATTACTTTTTCGCCTCTTGCTCCAGTTAGTTTACGCATTACGTCTGACTTGACTTGTAACTGTTGCTCTCTATCAGGTATTCCGTTGTTGAAGTTTACAACCTTAGTCCCACTAAAGCCATTTTGTACGTCATTAATTAAGAAGTCAGATACTTCGCTTTCGAGTTCTGCATACGCTATACCACCCATATAGTCAGGTGGGCAATAGTAATCGTACCCTGACAAGTACCTTTTGATTATTTTAATCTCAGGTTCTGTACCGTTGCCAAATCCAAAAGCTGCAATTCTCTTAGGTTTATCGTTTGGCTTTATTTTAGACCAATCGTGAAAATAGTAGTATGCTTCTATCTCTCCATTGTCATTACACTTTTCTGCTCTTAGTGTTTGTCTTGGGAAGTGTTCGGCTCTTGCTACTTGCTTGTCTTTGTATAATACCTGAAAACTTGCCTCCCCTAATAGTTTAAGGTCAAAACTTACCTTTCTAAGACACGAATCGTGAAATATAGACCTAAGTGCCGCATATTCGTCTGTTTTTGTGCTACTGTCTAATGCATCTAACCCTTTACCGTATATCATCTGACTAACACCATTAATAATAGCGTTGTTTGTAGTAGATTCTATAAAAAGGTCTATTAGATAAGTGTAAAAATCGTTATCGTCTCCATACTCTACCCAATCCCTTTTCTTGTCCTCTTTTATTTGAGGTCGGTTGTAAGATGATAAACTAACTATGTGTACGTTTTCCATTATAAGAATATAAATTCATTTGTTGTTTCCTGCTCCGTGTACTGGCTATCGTTTAATGTAAAGTCTGTAATAGCCTGATTGGTGCAGAATACTTTATCTTTAAATATTACATCGCTTCCTGATTTAACAGTAACCATATAAAAATTATCTTGCTTTACATCAAAGATAGCATTTAGCCTATTGTAGTACAAATTTTCTGTTATAGTATCTACGTCTTGATTGTAAACCTCCGTATTAGTTTGTTCGTTTACTATGGTAACGTTATAGGTATTACCGCTTGTAAAACTTCTTGGTATAAAATCTAAGTTTTGTGCAGATGCACTTTCTTGTAAAACTATCATATATATACAATAAAAAAACTTAAATTTTGTTATTTATAAAGCAAAAAAAAGGGTAACATTTCTGCTACCCAATTTCAGCTTAAATAAAAATCACTAAACATTGTGTCCTATAGATTTGTAAAATTCCATTGCTTGAATCATAATAGGGTCATTATCTCTTTCGCTTTGTAAATATTCTTTTTTTTCTAAAAAAGCACTACAAAACCTTTTATCTTCCCACTCTGCGTCAAAGTGTGGAATACCTAAAGAATCTTTTAAATCACTAATTACATTAGCTAATTCTTCTGACCTTTCTATAAAACCATTGTCATAGGATTCATTACAAAGTTCTTTTAAAAAATTTAATGATTGTAGTTGTTTTTCTAAATTGTTACAATCTTCTACTGAAAATAAATTATCTAATATCTCGAAGTTTTCGTGAGGCTCTTAACCCCTTTTGTTATATTGTTTAGCATTATTGCTGATACAAACATACAATAATATTTTTAATAAACAAATAATTAACAAAAAAAGGGCAGCTAATGCCACCCCTTAATTATAAGTATTTCTAACTATTAAACGTTTGTTCCCTCAGTAGGAGCAGCAAAACCAGCATTGGTTAGCGTAGTGCTTACTGTTTCATCTACTGCGGTTTTTCCGATAAAGTTTGCAGGTTCAGTTTCTTGTGCAGAAAACGAAAGTGTATATCCGCTTAAATCCCCCATAGAACCTCCAGTAACAATAGTACCACCTGAGACTTCCGCTCCGTTTTTTAATCCCATTATAAACACATTAGAATTATAATCTTCTATCACAACGTGTGGTCTGCCATAGGCTAATAGTTTTAATTCTTTGTTATCTTCCTTAGTTAGTTTTTTAAGGGTAAGATTCAAAGTCTGCTCAAAGAAGGTAGTGCCATTCTCTCTTGAAGAAGTTATGGCTTGTTCAAAACTACTGTTTCCTTTGAGTTCGTATTTATAACTTGCAACTGTAGACCCAACACTATCAACAACATCTGTATCTGTTGAATCATATACTGGAGAAATATCTCCAAAATCAACAAAATAGACATTTTTAATACCGCCTACTACATCCTTGCAAGGTTCTTTTCTTCCAAGATTTAAAGTACAACTCATCTGTTTTTTATATTAAAAAAGGGTAGGCAGATATAAAACCACCCACCCCTTATTGTTAGTTAATTAGTTCTTAGTTGGCAGAGTTAGCGATACCGTAAGTTACGATGTCATCAACAATTCCATACTCAACCCCTGCGGTAAATCTCATAACAATTCTTACGTTTTGAGAACCATCAAGGTCAGCCATATCTAATACTTTTATTTCCTGAGTATCTGATAAAAGACCTGTGCCAAAGTAGAGGTTAGATTTTTCAGCAGCAATAGCGGTGTTGTCAGCAAGACCGTTAGCAACAAATAGTTTTACACCATCAAAAGCTAAGTCTTGTCCCATTCCATACCATAGTGTTCCTTTGTTTTCAACACCATTTGCACCTGCGTTAGAAGCAATACTTCCA